CTGAGAGGGAGATGAATGACATTGCTTCCAGCAAGCAACTGCTCACCAGTCTCCATGTCGATCAGCCCACCATCCAGCGGTAGTTTGTAGTGAGCCATCTCATCGGGAGTAAGGACAACGACGTTAGGCTTGTCATCCTTGCTACGCTGAGGGAGAGTCACTTCGTATGCTTCTGGATACTTCTCAACTACCGGCTTGAAGCCAAGATAGGAATGTTTCTTCACAGTCCCATCTTTCATGATCTTCTCACCATACTGACCAGTCAACACGGTACGGTCGTAGTTAACGATACGCTTAACCGTGTGCGACTTCTTGATGCTCCCCTTGCGAAGGACACTCGCCAACGCCATAAGAGCATTCTGGTCTAGGGTAATGTGCTCACTCATGATGTTCTCCTTAACCCGTAGTGCCATTACGGAGGACCGCATGAGTGCGGAACGCCTTCCAGAGACAGTACTGACCCTGCCAGATAGTCCGCTTACCACTCGCATCGATGTTCCACGGAGCGGTGAGGTCAACCATCTTCATGTTGACGCCCTTGAGGATGTGCAGGCGCAGGTACTTGCTGTTGATGAAGTAAGCACGATTCACACCGCAGTCCTCATCGTACAGACAGGTAATCCCGTTATGCGAGAAGCCCTCGAACCCGAGGTCATACATCGCCTTACCGTTACCACCGGCATCCTTCAACGGGATGACGATCTTGTCACGAATAGCCTGACGATAGGTACGGGAGATATTCCGCCCCATGAGGATCAAGTCAGGCTTACCGTCCTTGAGCTTCAAGTCCATCAGCACGTCATCGAACACTTCCTCGACGTTAGTCGCATCCATGTTACCAGACATCTGATAGGCGGACGTACGCCACTGGCTTTCGGTCACGCGAGACAGACCGCCGATGGTTCCAGTAGTCGGATCATCAGGGATCATGTTGCCGAGGCCGTAAGGATCAGTACCCGTTCCGACCGCATAGAGGTAGGAACTGAACTTCTCCTTGATGCTCTCTTCAAGCACGTCAAGCTTAGCCTTGAGCAACTTGAAGATCGCCGCTTCGCCCTTGTTCTCGTCCTGCTCCTGATTGGAGATGACGACAGAACCAGCAACACGCGCGTAGCCATAACCGATAGTCGTGAACTCATCGGTCTGTGCGATCGGCAGCGTATCGTAGTACTGGTACGAAGCTACGTTGGGGTTACGCCCGATGGTCAGAGGGTTGGTGATATTCGCACCACCATCCTCAATCTCCACTCGGTTAGACGCCATCGCCCACGACATGAAGGCGTTGGACTTGATCGAAGCCATGATGAGCTTACGACGCGACTTGTCCATCATGGAATGTAGTACGCTATTAAGCGTACCACTGGCTGCATAAGTGCTGTTAATCATGATACCCTCTGGTTTAGCGCATTAATCCCTGCTCTCTCATCGCCATTCGGACGATATCGCTAGAGGTCATATCCTCTGACGCGAGAGCCTGATCGTTTCGCGGCTGGATGTTGCCACCCCTGCCGGTCATCGGTGCGCCTTGAGTAACCAAGGGTCGTTGTCCATTAGGCTGCTGCTGCTGCATTGCCCTCTGGATCACGCTACCATTCTGGTCTACCTGAGAATGTAGCGGTCGCGACCAATCTAGTCCCTTCTCTGTTGCATACAACTTGAGTTCGAGGTATGCCTCGCGAGGGGATAGATTGGTATTCCTCTCCATCAACTGTACAAGTACAGCGTCATGAATTACTGCATCTGGATGCTGAGTGTAGAACTCGTCAGCTTCCGCAGCAGCCTCATTACCTGCCTGCTGTATTAGCTGTTCACGCTCCTGAGACTGTCTAAGCGGTGCAATCTCACTTGCGATCATCTGCTTAATAGCAGCAGGGTCAAAAGCACCTGCGGTGCCGAGAATGCTAGACAGATTATGCCCTGCCGCCTGGGCTTCTGTCAACATCCATTTGAAGGTTCCAACGGGGTCTTTTTTGTAGTTAGCGAACAACTGTACAGCCATCAGGTGTTCAGTAGGATCGATGCCCAATCGCTCGATACTAGCGTTAGCTTCCTTATACGCTGATAGCTGTACGTTAAGGTTGTCTAGCTGCTGCTTGCTTTGAGTAAGCTGCATACTAGTGCGTCGGTTCTCTTCGTACCAGCGTCGTCCATCTCCTGCGGTGGCGATGACCTGACCAGTCCTTGGATCGACAAGATTGCCCTTCGCGTCAGCCGGCAGGTGTCCACGCTGTGCAGGGAGTTGTACGTTAGGTTGCTGCGGAGCAACTTCGCCAGTGCCACGCTGAGGCTGCTGATTCCCTTGGTCCTGTGCTTTCTGCTGTGTCCCTTGATCGTTAGGTGTAGTTGTCTCTGTACTCTTGTTCCCACTTTCATCAATCGTAGTTGCTTCGATGAAAGAGTCGAGCGGATCTTTCGAGTCATTGTTACCACCACTATTGTCTACCTCCTGCCCGCCACCGGCGCCTTCATCATCAGGAGAATAGTAAACCTTACTGAGGTGCTTGAGCAACATTGGTGCCTCCACTGAGAACCTGTTGGATAATGGGCAAGATTTCCTTAATGTCTACACCTTTACCCAATGATGTAGCCACAGCTTGTAGTACTCTAGGATCGATAGTCTGCAGTGCCTGCATGATCTTGCCAGGGTCTAAGTTCAACTTAGTGTCAACCCTGTTAGGTTCAGGAGGCGCATCTGGTTGTGGTGGCGCAGCAGGTGGTCCCATCTCCGCTTGTGCCCTCTGTTGGAACTCCTGTTTGATCGACTGCCAATCCTCATCGGTGATGTTGATCTCATCGAATGCTTGTTCAAATAGCTTCAACACTACAGTCATAGTAGACAATGGAGCAGCCTGAGCGAACTGGCCTAGCGTCTGTGCTACTTGGATAGCTTCTTCCTTCTTCGCAGCACTGGTAGGCTTTTGCGTGCTACCGCCAACACAGGTGAACACAAACGAGCGCCTAATCTCATCAGGCTGCATGTTACGCCAGAGGTTCTTCTCGTTCTCTTCACCAACTAGCTGTACTACTTCGTCCTTAGTCATAAACTGCAAGACCATGAAGGCGATATCAGCGAAGATACCACCAGCGAAGGTTTCAATGGCATCTAGCTTGTCGTCAAGCCTAGTGTTTTGGCTAGAACTGTAGTAGTCGATGGCCTTGTTAGTAGTGTTGGTCTTAAACTGAGCACCACGCATGATCTCGTTGACACTGGCAATACGATCGATAGCTCCGTACTTGTCTGCCTTGTCGAACAGCTTATCATACTGGATGCTCGGAGGCACCATAGTGTCGATCATCTTCTTGAGTTCCATGCCGTCTGGCACGTTAACTCCAAGCGCAACACCTGTCGGACCTTTGAGTATCTTCTCTACATCATCAGGGTTAACCTTGTTCTTATCATAGATGATGTTACGAGATGCCCAACGACGGGCAATAGCGTATTCACTATTAATGTCGTTGATGGCATCCTGTTGGTCTAGGTAGTAACTAACCTCACCCTGTGACTGACAACCAACTGGAGGGGTGTGGAAGTACAGCTTACGCAGAGGGAAGAACCTGGGCAGCTTATAGGGATCATCCCACACCCACACAGGCCAGTCCCACTTCTTATCGATGAACATATAAACTCTACGGGTGATCTTATCCCAGTAGTACCATACTAGCGTACGGCCAGCCTGCTCCATAGCCTCACGGTTCTCGTAACCGTAAGCTCCTGGCTCAGCATTCTTGTCGAACAGACTAAACGACTCGCCTTTCTCATCCTGCCCTTGTCCTGCCTGATCACCCATGAGCATGTGAGTAGGCTCATAGATAGACTTCACCTGTCCGTTCTCATCCTTCTCACCGTACTTAGCATTGATGTACTGAGTAGGCAGGTAGTCACAGGTGATGATCCAGTTGGCATCATCATGGGTAGGGTCCATGCTAGTAGGGTCTACGATCACTTCCATAGGGGATCGGTTACGCACCTTACAACCAGACGGATCAAGGAAGTTGACACTATCCTCTAGTGCCATCATCTCGCCTTCTAATCGCTTAATCTCCTTGATGTCTTTAGCCTTGACTAGTTCCTGGGCTACTCTATTAAGATCAGCTAGGGCCTGTTCTCGTCCTTCTGTCTTAATAACATAACCAGTCTGCATCCACGCACAATTAGTCAAGGCTGCAAGAACAACCGACTGCTTCATCTTAGGCTTGAGGTTAAACCCAGGCTCATAGTCCATACCAGCCAGTACATAGACTACACGCTCCAACAGAGCCGCAAACTCTCCCATAGCTGGGTTAGCAGCAGTAATCTCTGGCTTAGGGTTCTTGGCATAGATCAGCGGTACTAGGGTATTAGTATTAGAGAACACCATGTTCTCTGTTTCAGAGTGCTGTTCAGTCAGCTTCCTGGTAAAGTAAGTATTCCCACTTGCACCATAGCGACTAGACCGATGCTTCAACTGATCGTTGTTGTAGTACCGGATAGCCTCCTGCCAAGCATCCTGGATATACCTCATGGAAGCCTTACCCTGGTCCTTACGGCCAGAGATGAGCTTACCAAACTGTTTACTAACAGGGATCTTAGCTCCTGCAATTACCTTGTAGGAGGGCTGTTCCTTGTCATTAACAAGAGGAGCCACTTCACCGTTAGTACTCTCAGCGATGTTCTTGTCAACTGCGTCTACCATGGCGACCTCACTGCGCGTCTAGCTAGCTGTTGATTGTTCTGTTGTTCTGACTGTTGCCACTTATACATGAAGCCCATCTGATCGTTGATGTTATCTATAATCAGTGGGGCTGCGGCTGGGCGATCTGTTAGGATGTACCGTACCGTATCAAGGGCATGGTCATTGCCATCCTGTGGCTGATCTTCGTAGTCCCCTTTAGGGTTTCGCTTCCAGTAGTAATCGGTAGCCTCATTGATGAGATAATCACATCGATCACTAACGTAGAAGGTAGTTGCCTCAAGGTGTCCCGTTACCCGGGTCGTCATGAACTGACTATTAGCCAGATAA